TCATGTTGAGCTGGCGTATTTGACGGTCGGTGGCACGCCGTCGCGCACGCCCGTCGCCGGGAGCAGCCGGGTTGAGGGCGATTACACCTATTACCGGCCGCACTTCGACATGCTCGTGGTCGAGCACGAGACGAAACAGGATGAATGGGCTGCATCCGTTTCGTGGTCGCTGACGCTGGAGGAAGTCTAGGTGCCCGGCCCCTGGTATTTTGCCTATGCCGGCGGCGTCATCGAGGAGCAGGTCACCGTCGTCACGACGGGAAACACGCACGGCGGCGTCTTGGAAACGGTCGGCATCGTCGCCGACGTTGACGGCCAAATCATGCGGCTGGCCGCGCCGGATAAGCTGACGGACGGCGAATACTACGCGCTCACCGGGCCGGGCCTTGCCGCCGGCACCGTCGCGATTCCCGACGCCACGATCAGCCCGCCGGCCTCGATCAATATCGCACCGGCTGGCGGGACTGCCCGTAGCGCCACCTTCACGGCAACCAAGGCCGTGCCGGTCGGCACCGTGCTTGCCACATTCGACGGTAGCGACCGGGTGTTTATCGACGGCGCGGAACTAATAGACGGCGCGGTCTACGGCATCTCCGGTCCCGCTATCGGCGACGCTGGCGAGTTCGCGGTTGCGACAGCCTTCATGACCTGGGACGCAGGCGCCGGTTCGGGCCTGATGTGGGCGCTGGTCGCGACGAAGCTGGTCGATGATGTCAACGCCTACACCATCGAGTCGCGGCCGGTCACCGCCACCGAGGCCGGCGACTTCCCGGCGCAGCTCAGCGGCGTGCCGAGCGGCGACTGGTACAGCATCACCGGCATACCTTCCGCCGCGCTGTCGAGCCTCACAGCGGGCCTGAGCTACAACGTCAGCGGTAACGGCATCCCGGTCGGAACCATCTTCGTAGCGCCCGCCAGCGGCGCCACGTCGCTCACCATCGACCAGCCTGCGAGCTCGGCCGAGCTTGGCGGGATCCTCACCATCACCGGGCCGCGCACGCCAAATGCGCCGTTCGACCCGGCACTGCATGCGCGGTTCGATGAGGACGTGCTGACTGTCGAGATCACGCAGTCGGAAGGCGACTTCGCCACGCTGACCGTCGGGCTGAAGAACCCCGGCGTCGGCCTGCTTGCTGCTGGCCGCAACCTGTGGTGCTGGCTTAGTTGGGATCAGGCGTGGACGCCCGCAGGCGGCGCCGAGCCGGATCTGGTGCCGCTGTTCAACGGTAGGCTCGTCGGCATCCCGCGGCTCGCAGCGGGCGAGCTGGTGGAACTTCAGTTCCTGGCCCGGCCGGACGACTATAACGCCCAGAAGGCCGCGCTCGCCGCCTCGCTGCAAGTATTGCCGTACTGGGACCCGGTATGGCTGGCCGCCAACATCTCGGCCGACACGGTGCTCGAAACATATTCGGCGCTCTGGCACATCGACCGCACGACGCTGGCGCTGTCCATCAGCGACATCATCCAGGGCGAGGACGGCACCGTCACGATCGCCGAGGATCAGGCGCTCTACGAGAATTTCTCGCTCGCGTATGGCGAGCCGCCGCTGGTCGCAACCGCCGTCAAGGGCACGGTGTCATGGTCGCAGCAGGGGCAGGGCATCATCGACGTGACGCCCAACCTCGTGCAGGCATTCAACGATGTCGGCGCCGCGCCCTACGGCACGTTGCCGTTCGCGCTCCAGAAAACTTACCCGCTCTGGCTGCGAACCGGCGGCAGCGGCATGATTCAGGCGCTCTACGGCGACGGGCTGCAAACCAGTTGGCCGAAGGCCGGCGCCAACATCGGCGGCGGCTGGTCGCTCTCCAACCTCGCCGACAGCAGCGGCACGCCGCTGTGCTTTATCGAGGAGGCGTCGGCCAACAACAAGGGCGGCTGGCTAGCGCCGCTAAACTACAATGTCAACTACACGGCAGCCATTGATCAAGTCACCGGAGACTCGGGCACACCTCCCTCCGATTCCGAGATCGTGCTCGGCCAAGGTCTTGAACGAGTCGTGCTGTCGTTTCCGCTCCAGACCTACAACATCCGCATGCATGTCGAGTACAAGGCGAGCCGGCCGCGCACCGAAACGGTATCGGCGGTGCTGACCGCAGATGTGCAGCGCGTGCTTTCCGACAGCGCCGATTCAGACCGCGAGAGCATCGAGCTTTCGTCCGAGTTTGTCGGCCAGGGCGTGGACCCCGGCGGCGGCGTGCCGATCGGTGACCTCGCATACAAGAGCTACTTCCAGACTGACCGCGGCACGGCGAGCTTCGAGTACCTGCTGCTCGCGGCCCGCGCCAAGATGCGGGCACGCGCCCGCTCGGTCGAGGTCACGCTGGCAACCGATTGGCGCACCGCTCTCGACATCGGCCTACGCCACAGCATCACCTATCTCGACCGGCGCCTGCCGGGCGGCACAGCTACCGGCAAGGTCAAGTCGTACACGTTGAAGGCGGCCGATGGCGTGATGACCGGCGAGTTTGTCATCGGCTGCACGATAGGCAACGGCACGCCGAGCATCGCCGCGGTTGGCGAGAACACCTACGTGGAGGACGCCTACGTCGAGCCCGGCTGGCAGGTTGTGGCCGGCGCGCAGTACCCGCTGTTTGAGGATGAGCTTGCCTACGAGACGCTAGACGCCTTTGTGGTCGCCGACGACGGCATCAATCTCACATACTTCACCGCCGACGAGGCGGTCAATTACTGCACCGTGACCAACGGGCTGGAAGAACAACTAACCGAACTCAGCGCGTATCAGGAAGCAATCGCGCCGACCAATGGTGATCCGCTCACCAAGGCGCGCGAGATGACGACCACCGTCACGCTCGATCTGCGGCCGGTTCAAGGCTCGGAGTTTCATACAAACTTCTTTCCGGCGCTGACGCAGTTGTCGTTACCGAAGACGATCGACCTGGCCGCGGAGTAAGCCATGCCGCACGGCTTTGAATATGTTGTCAGGCCGTATCAATCGCCGGATTCACTCGGCACCACCGTCATTCCGGCGACGCCGAAAGGCACGCGGGAACGAGCGCACCTGACCTGGGGCGGCAAGGGCACGATGCCGAGCGTGCGGCTTACCGGGGTCGATTTTAATACCCAGAAAAAGAAGAAGGAGGTCGAGCTTACCGAGGAAGAACGCGAAAGCGATGTCATCAGGATAGAGCAGGCGGGCAAGCCCGAGAACTACGTTGACGTTGCCCGGGCGCGTAAGGTCAAGCTGGGCTTGGAGGAGAAGCAGACCGAACCGGAAGACCTCGCTCAGCGTCAGTACGTCGCCAGCGGGATCGACCCCAGATTGGACCCGTACAAACCGCAAATGTCGTCGCCACCGGGCAATACAAAAACAATAACAACCGGCACCGAGAAGTGGAATATGAAGAACCAATAGATGGTCTTTGTCGAAGACCCCTGGTCGCGCATCGTCGCGGTCCACTGGAAGGACGACGAGGAGCCGCCGCCGGGACCGGATGAGTTTTACTTTTGCGGCTCGTTCCACTGGCACGTCGGGCAAGGGGATGATGTCTACCTCGATTTGACGCTTCTCGATGATCTTGGAAACGAATACACAACCAGATATCCGGCCGTGTATGTAGCAATGCCGATCACATTGGCTGACACGGGGATGATTATTCGCACGTCATCCGGGCTGGTGTACAACGTCCCCGGCACCGACGCCTTGAGCTTTGACCTCGATTATAGCGCGGACAACACCGTGGTGGTTCCCCGGCCTGCCGGGTCGGAGCCGGTTTGGGTGTGGACCCAGACGCTCGGGTGGGGCCATGCCCTTCAGTCGTCGGACCCGTATCACAACCCGCCGCCGCCCGCGGAGCCGCAATACCCGTTCTATTCCTTCCACGGCAGCTACCCCGATGACACGGCTGTTGCGGAGGCGACTTATCCGATGACGACGAATGGCGCCATTTCGCTTTGGCTTATGGGGGCGGGAACAACCGAGTTCACGCCCGAATATCAAGCGTGGGTGGATTATTACTACGGCGGCGGCGGCGGCTCACCCCCCGTTACTCCGCCGGGCGGGTGGCACTCGAATGTTCTGGGTTATCAAAACGTCGATCTGACGATCAAGATGTACTGCAACGCCCACCACGGAACAATGTAAGAGATGGATCTGACCTTCCGCCTGCCGGGACCGTGGGGAGCGGGCAAAGGCTCGAACCTTCAGCCGACCGAGGTTGACAACAACTTCTGGTCGATCGCCGAAGCCATCCTCGATCTGCAAAGCAATCCCGCGCTGCCGGTCGGCATCGAGTCGATCACCGTCAGCGGCACGCAGATGACGATCACCCTGACCGATGGCACGGTCATGGGGCCATTCACGCTGCCCGTGCTGACCTTCCGTTGGCGCGGCGAGTGGGTGCCGTTTGCGGTCTACGCCGAGCTTGATGTCTTCACGGTGCTGAACGTCGGGATCTTTATGGCGTTGCTGGATCACTCCAGCGGCGCCGAGTTCGACCCCGACATCACCGCGGGCGAGCCGCCGGCCGCGGCACTCCAGCAGCTATTCGGCAGCACCGACTCGGCGCTCTCGGGGCTGAGCGACGTAGAGCTCACCGACCCGGTGCTGACGGGTGATTTTCTGGTCTGGCAGGACGACGATCAGCGCTGGGTCAATCTCCCGACGGGCACGCTCGCTTATCAGAACGCCGATGCGGTCGCCATAACCGGCGGGTCGATCACCGGCATGGCGGCGCCGGTAGACCCAAACGACGTTGCCACCAAGGCGTATGTCGATGCGATGCCTTCCGGCATTACCGCGCCCGACGCCACGGTCATGGCGAACATTGCCGGGGTTGTCGCGCCGTCGATCCCGAACACGCTGACGGACATTCTCGATTACATCCTGGGCACGACGGTTCGCGGCACGCTCCTCTTTCGTGGCGGCCCGGGCTGGGTGGCGCTGCCGCCCGGCACCGTGCCGGCACAGTTTCTGATGACGCTGGGGCCGGGCGCCGATCCGGAATGGCACGCCGGGACGACAGCCGGGATCACGCAATTATACCCCGGCGCCGGCATTTCCCTCGGCGGCGGCTCGATCGTCGACACCGGCACGATCTCGCTGGCCGATATCGCGGACAACGCGCTGCTCGCCAACATCAGCGGCGGCACCACGGCGGCGGCACCGACGACGCTGACGGCGTATCTCGACCATGTGCTCGGCACAGCCCGTGGCACGGTCATCACGCGCACCAGCGTCGGCTGGCTGGCCTTGGCGCCGGGCGCCAACGGGCAATACCTGAAGACGCAAGGCAGCGGCGCCGATCTGACTTGGGACAACCCGGTCGGTGCGGGCACGGTGACCGCGATCAGCGCCGGCACCGGCATCGCCACCAGCGCGTCGCCGATCACCAGCAGCGGCTCGGTCGCCCTCGCTCCGATCGCCAACCTGAATCTGCTCGCCAACACGGGCGGCAGCACCGCGGCGCCGGTCCCCACCACGGCGACGCTATTGTTCGACCGGGCGTTCGGCACGACGCAGGGCAGCGTGCTCTACCGCAACGCCACGACCTGGGTAATGCTGACGCCCGGTACGACCGGGCAGTTCCTGGCGACCGGCGGCGCGGCGGCAAACCCGTCCTGGCAGAACGCGCCGACGACCGGCGCGGCGATCCCGACCGCGCGCATCATCTCGAATATCAGCGGCAGCACCGCCACGCCCAGCGGCAACACGCTGACGAACATCCTCGATGCGATTATCAGCAGCGCGCGAGGCACGCTCTTGTACCGCGGCAGCGGCGGTTGGCTGGGGCTGGCGCCGGGCACGTCGGGCCAATTCCTGCGCACCGCCGGGGCGGGCGCCGATCCTGGCTGGGCGACGGTGAGCGGCGGCGGTGGTGGTGGCATCACCGAGCTTACCGGCGATGTCGCGGCCGGGCCGGGCAGCGGCAGCGTGGCAGCCACCCTCGCCAATACCGCGGTGGCACCCGGCAGCTACACGCACGCGGCGATAACCGTGGACGCGAAAGGCCGCCTTACCGCGGCGAGCAGCGGCACCGCGGGCGATGTCGTCGGGCCGGGCAGCGCCGTCAGTGGGCGCGTCGCGACATTCTCGGGCACCACCGGCAAGCTGATCGCAGACGGCGGCGCCAGCATTGCCGACCTGAAGACGGAGGCGCTGCAACTCGCCGTCTCGGACGAGACCACCAACCTGACGACGGGGACGGCCAAGCTCTCGTTCCGCATGCCGTGGGCCATGACGCTCACCGCAGTGCGCTCCAGCCTCGCAACGGCGAGCAGCTCTGGGCTGGTGACCGTGGACATCAAGGAAAGCGGCACCACGATCCTGTCCACGGCGCTCTCGATCGACGCGAGCGAGAAGACCAGCGTGACGGCGGCGACGGCGGCCGTTATTTCCGATGCGGCGCTGGCCGACGATGCCGAGATCACGATCGACATCACCGCCGCCGGCACCGGAGCCCGCGGTCTCAAGGTCACGCTGCTCGGCACCCGCGCATGACCGCGTTGGTTAATCCGTTCTGGTATGTCGTCGTCGGAGGCGACCCGTTTTTCGCCAATGTCGGCCTGCTCTTGCATCTCGACGGGGCAGACCTTTCGACCACGATTACCGACAGCTCGTCGGCCGCCCGTACCTGCACGACCGGCGGCACCGGATCGTTGATCACGGCCCAGGCCAAGTTCGGCACCGCGTCGTGGTCGGGCACGGGCTCCGGGAATATCTCCGTCGCAGACAACGCGGCGTGGGCCTTCGGCGCCGGTCAGTTCACGGTCGAGGCGTGGGTGCGGCCAACATCTGCGGTCTCGGGGGTCCGGGCAATCGTCGCACAATTCGCCAGCACGACAAATCTGGGGTGGGAGTTTGGGTTTAACGGGAACACGCTGAATTTCTTCTACTCCACAACGGGCACCGACACCCCCAGCATCGGCGGCGCTTACACGCCAACCTTGAACGCCTGGGTGCATATTGCCGCCGACCGCGACGCGAGCAATGTGCTGCGCGTCTACGCGGGCGGCGCGGTAATTGCCTCGGCCACCGTGTCGGCGACGTTCTTTGATTCGTCACGCGCCTTGGTTGTCGGCAACGACGGCAATTTTACCCGCGCCCTGGTCGGCCAGGTCGACGAGGTGCGCATCACCAAGGGCGTCGCCCGCTATGGCGGCGCCTTCACACCGCCGACAGCGGCGTTCCCCGATTTCTGAGAGCGCGAGATGATTCTGGAAATCCTGTTCGTTGTAGTCATGTTTTTATGGCTCCTCACGATCTTGCCGTTGCCGCCGATGGCGCCGTTTGCATCGAGCAACGTGTTCTTTGCCTTTGTCGCGGTGTTGTTGCTGGGGCTTTATATCTTCCTGCCGGCAATGCGATGAGGTGGCGCATTTCGTTTGGATCGCCGCAATCCAACTGATCGTGCTGCACCAAGTCGATGGTCGCGAGGTCGTAATAAACCCGGCGCAGGTTACGAGCCTTTATGCGGCGCTGCCCGGCAGGCCTAACCGCTTGGTGGCGCCGGGATCGCGCTGCGTTGTCATGTTGACCGATGGCAAGCATGTCGGCGTGATCGAACCGTGTGCTGCCGTTCGTAG